GCGGTAGGTAACTGTCACGCTTTTATAGGCATCGTTCAATTCCTGCGAAAATTCCCACTTGAGAACTTCTGAAGAGCCAAAGGTGATTGTCATCACTGGGTCTTTCTTCTCGTAGGATTTCTGGTCGAATATAACGAGCTTTCCATCCGTGAGCTTGAGGTTTGCGCCTTCTTCCTTGCAGAGCTTCTGCAGAAAAACCAGATCGCTCTCGCGCTTCTGGTCCACCTGCTCCCGCTGCTCGGTGCCCACGCCTTCCGCGCAGTCCCAAAGGAGCTGCAGTTTGTTTTCAGATGCAATCGTCTGCGCAATCTGCTTGAGCGACTGCTTCTGCCACGTCTTTTCCTTTGCCTTCCGCCGGACGGGCGAGTCTGGAGGAATTGACGTAGCACGCAATTCATAGACGGAAGGCGAGCCGGAGATGCGCCGCGAGTCCACGTGGAACTTGCCGCACTTGAGAAGATCTTTAGGCTCCATCGTAACAATGTCGCATTTCAGCTTTGCGTTCATCTTTGGAGCCCAGTTGTTCCTCCATTTTCCAGTTTCATCCTTCAGCGTGATGGTTACTTCTTCGGCCTCGTCGGTCTCTTTATCGGTATAGGAAAAGGACAGCAGGTCCTTTGCCACCTGTTCGGAGGCGTCTTTATCGTCGATGCGGACGCTGACGATGGTATGGCGGACGGTATCGGGCATGGCTTACTGCTTCCAGGGCGGCAGACTGCTTTTATTGGCCGCCTCTTCGGGCAGAGGCGGCACCGTGATGCGGACGCCGGCGCTGAAGAGGCGGATGTGCCGGAGTTCGCGGTTGGCATTGACCAGACGCCATGTCCAGTGCTCGTCTCCGTAGACGCGATAAGAGATCATGTCCCAGGTCTCGCCGTGCTTCGTGATGGTCGTGGCCATGACGTCGCTCCTTTACGCGTAGCTCAGCCGGCGCTGGTCAGCCAGGACGCGCTCGAGCTGCCTCTTGATGTCGTCGGCGCCGGCAGAGAGCCCGCGCCGCACCGCTTCGTAGGGATCGGAGGAGCCTCCGCCGGACAGGTTGATCGTAGGCGAGAAGGTCATGGTGACGCCGGAAGGCGCGCCCTGGCCGGAGCCGGAATACTGGCCGAGCATGGAGCTGAGCCTGTCCAGAGGCACGACGGCCTCCGGCCCGGCTTCGCCTACCATGGCAAACGTCGGGGCGGTGACCACGCCGCCGGCCGCCATGGCCGGCGCCTTCTGCTGAGACGTGGGGATCTGATCGATCTTGCCAATGTCCACGCCGGGAAGCTTGTTCATCATTTCGATGGACGAATTGATGAGCCCGATTACGCTGTTGAGCTTGTTGGCGATCCAGTCCAGAACAGACTGGGCGATCCCCTTGAAACCGTTCCAGATGCCACTGAAGACGCCGGAAACAGCGCTCCAGGCGGCGCTCCAGCCTGCCTGGAACGTGCCGGTGACGAAGGCAAGCACGCCCTGGAAGACGGTCTTGACGCCGTCCCAGACGCCCTGGAACCATGCGGCGATGCCGTCCCATGTCTGGTGCAGCCACTGGCCGGCCTCGATGCAAAAGATGCTGATCGCCACGCTTATGGCACTCCACGTCCGCGACGCCCAGGCACTCACCTGCTCCCAGTGGGTGTAGAGGTAGATGCCTGCGGCCACGAGGGCCATGATGGCCACAACGATGAGGCCCATAGGCGACGCCAGGAGCATAAAGGCCACCTGAAGGGCGGAGACTGCAAAGCCGATGGTCTTGACGGCGACGACGCAGGGCAGGACGGCCGCCGTGAAGGCCGCGATGCCGCCAGCCACGACCACGATGGTCTGGGCAACGCCGGGATTGGCAATCAGCCAGGAGTTGAGGCTGGACACCAGATCCGTGATATGCTGAATCGTTTCGCGCAGGGCGCCGCCCACGCTTTTGTAAAGCGTCTGGCTGAGGCCGGACATGGCGGATGTGAGTTTGGTGATGTCGCCGATGAGGTTGCCTTCCTGGATTTTTGCCGTGGCCTCGGCGGTCCCGCGCTCGTACTGGCCGGCGATCATCTCCTGGAGCTTTCCGCTGCGTGCGTTGTCCAGGAGCACCTGGCCGGCGGCGAGGGCTTCGGTGCCGAAGATCATGGCCGCCGACTTGGCCCTGCCGAACTCGCTGAGCCCCAGCTTGTCCTGCGCCTGGGCGACCTCCACCATAATCTGCTCGAGCGACTTGAAATTGCCCTTGGCGTCGTAGACCTTGACGCCGAGCTCCTTGAGGGCGGTCGCAGCCTGCTTAGGCTGCTTGGTTAGGCGCACCATGATGCCGCGCAGGGCCGTGCCAGCCATGCTGGCGTCGATGCCGTTGCTGCCCAGGATGCCGGCGTAGGCCGCCGTCTGCTCGAGGCTGAGGCCAAACTGCTTGGCCACGGGCGCGCAGTATTTCATGGTATCGGACAGCGTCTCGAGCGTCGTGTTTGACCTCTGGAACGTATTGGTCAACACGTCGCCCACGCGGTCGATTTCCGCAGTCTGGAGGCCGAAGGCGGACAAAATGTTGGACGAAATGTCAGCCGCCCGACCCAGATCGATTGCACCAGCAGACGCTAGGTTGAGCATGCCCGGCATGGCCTGGAGGACTTCGTTAGTCTTGAAGCCGGCCATGGCCAGATACTGCATGCCCTGGGCGACTTCGGTAGACGTGTACTTCGTGGATGCGCCGAGCTGCAGAGCCTGCGCCTCGTAGCGGGCCATCTCCTCCGTGGTGGCCCTCGAAATGGCCTGCACCTGGGAAAGCTGCCGCTCGAGAGATGCGCCGTCGGTCATGGCGGCCATAAGGCCTCCGCCGACAGCCGCGCCCGCCTGCTGGGCGTAGGGCGCGCTGGCCGTCGCGCCGGCCTTGGCCCTGCCCAGACGGGCCTCGGCGGCCTGCTGACGCTGTAGCGCGGCGGAGGCTCTGCCGGCCGCCGCCGTCAGCTCGTTTTCCCGGGCCACAAGCGCATGCAGGGGCGCGCCTGCCACGCCTGCAGACTGCGCCAGAGAACGCATCTGCTGAGCGTTTCGCTGGAGAGCTTCCCTGGCGCGGTTCGCCGCCGCCTGGGCCTGCGCCAGCGCGGCGGCCGCCTGTTTCGTCGGCGGGCCGGACTGCGCCATGGCCTGCTTGAGGCGCTGCACTTCGGCTACCGCTTCGCGGTAGGCCTTGCCGGAAGCCTGCACGCGGGCGCCGGCTTCCGTGACGCCGTGCATCTGCTTCGCCGCGCCGGAAAGTGCCTTGAACGACTCCTGGAGCCGGGCGACGGTGCGCGAAGCGGCCTTGAAATTGGCGCTGAAAGATGCCGTGTTGGCGGCCAGCGCAAATGCGATCTCATAGGTTTTCGCCATGGTCTACCTCCGGCTCCTCGTCTTCCGCTCCATCTCTTTCTTCCGCCGCTCGAGCTCCACGCCCTGCACCTCGGCCCAGACCTTGACGTCGGCGATCGGCAGCCGCCACCATTCAAGGGCCGAGGTGGCGGTGTCGGCGCCGGCGAGGCTGAGGCAGAGCCTCATCATGTCCCGCTCCGGCGCCTCCCCGCCGAGGCCTAGCTCAGCAAAAAACCCGACACCTGGGTGCAGAGGGGCACCATTTCGTTGACGGGCATGGCCTCGAAAAACTCGATGGGCCGCTTGCAGAGGCGGGCCATGAGGTAGACCACAAACTCCTGGTCAAAAACCATGCTGACCGGATTGGCGCCAGGATTGGCCTTCATAAACGCCTTCTTCGTTGCCAGGAACTGTGCGCCGGACATGTCTTCAACAGGCACTTCAAGCTCGGTGCACTCGACATCCTCAAACTTGTAGGGGCGCTTGAACTCGTACTTCATGGGGAGACTCCTTCTGTTCGAGACTCCAGGGGAGGCGGGGAAGGGGCGGAGTCTCGGGCTCCCCTTGTCGCGCGCAGGCACGCGCTATCCCCGCCGGATGCGGACTAGCTCAGACCAAGGTCGGCGCGGACGCTCTGGAGAGCGTCGCTGCCGTTGAACTTGGCGATGTAGTTGTACTTGTCGATCTCCATCAGCTCTTTGCCGCCCACAACGAGCTTAAGATAGGAGGCCTCGAGCTCGGTGGTCGTGTCGGTCGTGGAACCCGGCTCGAAAGAGCCCAGGCTGGTCGTCTTGGGAGTGCCCTTGACCACCAGGCGGACCGGCACGGTGGAGTAGAGGCCGGAGCCGGCGTCGTAGCGCTGCTCGGAACCGCGGATTTCCAGATGGTGCGCCCTCTGCTCGGCGAGCGACATGGCGGCCGCCTCGATGGTGCGCCAGTGGAGCGTCACGGACATGGACTGGAAATGGCCGAGCACGGGGCTGTCCACCTCGCCGGCAATGCCTGCGCCGGAGACGGTATCCGTCATGGCCGCAAGCTCGGGGAGGTCTACCGTGGCGACGCCGAGAAGATCGTTTGCATCGTTGTAGACACGGAAGTTGACAAGTTTTTCCTGAATAGGATTAGTGTTTGCCATTGTATTCTCTCCTATTCAAACAGCGTGCTGAAGTAGTTTACGTCATACTCAAGCACAAATTCAAGGTCGCGGTTGGGCACGGGCGGGGTGACATAGACGTGGAAAGTGGCGATGCCGTCCTCGAGGCTCGTGACAGGGTTCTCAGACTCCAGGAACTCCACGCGGCCGCCGAGGATGCACTGGCGGGCTGCCAGGCCATTCAGCCAGATGTTGGCAGAGTCCACGACAGTCTGGATCTGGCGCTTGTTCAGCGGGAAATCCACGCGCTGCCAGTAGGTGAGGATCAGCGTGTTGCCCA